ACGCGCTCCGGGATCTTCCTGAAAAACCTGATTCCTGGGCGAGTCCATAAGATCACCGCCTTGAACAAACTGGCTAGTCACACTATCAGAATGCTTAGACACAATCTCCTGAAGAACCTTCAGTACAGACTTTCTCTTTTTCCCCGCTTGCTCGAGCTCTAATAGCTGTCGTACTTGAGCTGGCCTTAGAAGCCCCACATTCTTCTTTACGGTAGAATGGTGGGCGTCCAAGAGCTCTTTTAGCTTATTTAGCTCTTCCTTGGCATCGTCCATAGCGTCTTTTGGAGCTGTCTGAGCCACAGGCTGCTCGTGCCCTGTAGTAAATGTGGGAGAAGCAGCTGGAAGAGCTGAACAGGCCTCTAGAAGCGCTTCTTTGTCAGAAACGGCTAGAGCCCCGATTCTGCAGTTATACATGAGCTGATTCTTTTGTGTGGGGGTTAGCTGGTCCAGATCTACCTCTACAGGACCTGGAGTATCATAGGTGAAGTTCAAGGGCTCACCTAAAAACAGCATTGATTGTCTATCTCTGTTTGCTAGTGCTACTTGGATATTCATGTTTCGTCCTTTCCTGATAAAAAGAAGGGGAGGTTGCCCTCCCCTTCCATTATACTAACTTGCCTTCTAATCCGCTAGGATTAGCCAAGAACATTAGATGTTGGGTCGATTGCTGCAATGCTACCACTTACGTCAATACTTGCACGTGCTGGTAGTACCACCTCGTTCGGTACAACATGTACGTTCTTCAGAACGGCAATTGCCTTTCCTTCATTCAGAATGCCGATACCATAGCGCTCACGCAGCTTGATCTTACGGATATCTACGCGTGGGTCATCAAACTCTTCGGTCATGACATCCTCATCAACGATGAGAACACCAAGCTCGCTTGAATCAAACATGTAGATGTCAGTAAGCTTACGACGTGGGTCGTATGGTACAAATGGGCTAACAATGATACGGAATGGAATGTTCATGTAGCCTGGCAACTGAGGACCAGAGTTCAGGGTCTGTGGATGATCTGTTAGTGGAGACGGTTGGTCGCCCGAAGCTGAGTTCGGAGGAGTAATCAACTGTCCACCAGAAACACCTAGTCCACCCTGAGAACTGTTATCCCAAGGAGCACGTCCTGCAGGATTACCTGTCCAAGTCGCAAAGAAGGTTCCTCCACCATTTTGCAGAACAAAATAGCGTAGGGTTGCGTCCTTAACGAACATGGTCCAAGTGAGTGGGTGCATCAACAGTGTGTTGGGGAAGAAGCCCTGTGTGATGATCTGCGCATATGCGTCGAAGATATCATCCATAGTCACAGAACCGTTTCCTGCACCAGCCAAATTACGTCCAGTGGTTACACCCTTGAACGACTTGGTTGGATTCACATTGTCGAATACTGGAACGCCCATACTTCTAATATAGTCGAAGATTTTCATCTCCTTATGACGGGCCAATGCACGACCTGCAGCGCGTAGATGCATACCAATGACATCAAACTGTGAGTATCGGATCATCTCGTCAGTTACCTTAACGGCAATACCAGACTTTCCGATGCTCGCTGTCACTGTTGCTCCACCCATCTGCAAGCTGCGCTCTGGGTATTCCATTCCTTCAGCAATATCTGCTGCTACCAGAGCTCCCACTGCTGGGAAGGTGATAGTCTGCCCATAAGAATAATTAATTCTCTGTAGCAGGCTAGTTCCAACTAGAAGGGGCTCTACAGCTTCCTTCACGATGTTGGAGATTACCTTCGGCATGAGCATGGGCGCATTGGGTACCGAAAGGGCGTCCTCGATTGAAAACTGGCCATCCTCGAATCTTCCGTTATTTTTCCACAGATATTCGAGTTGCTTGGCATCTTTAATTTCGAGAGACATTAATCGGTTACCTCCTTGCCTTATCTCGAGATCAGGTTGATCCTTACAACTAGATTCGCTGCTCCGGCAAAGTGAATCTTATCACTTACACCACCATTCGCAGAACCTGGCATCTGATCCATCTGACCGGCATAGCCTGGCAGAGAACCAGCTGCGCTGGTGCTGAGACTTGGATAAGCAGTACGTACTCTATCTAGTGCGTCCTTACCCCAAACATCTTCCACCTCAATGACCTGACCGATGATATCCTTGAAATCCTCGGTAGATGCTGCGGTGTAGTTAGAGTTAGCGTCGCACATTACGAAATCACCAGCAACTAGGTTACCTACTGCGCAGGCAAACTTAGATACTGATGCTGGTGCTGATGCATAGTGACTATAAACTACCTCATAGTCAGTAGCACCGATAGCACCTGTGCTGTACACAGTGATAACGCCAGTGGTGAGATCAATGTGCCAGTCACCTGCGGCTACAACATCAGCTGCTGAAGCCTTTTCTACAGCAAACTTGGTTGCTACGTCGCCAGGAGCTCCAGCACCCTCAGAGAAGGTAATTGGAGTACGGACGGTATTCTTGGCAACTGGTGTGTTGCTCAATGCAACCATTGTAGAAACGTTATTTGCATTGCTATCCTCTGTCAGAGCTTCCGGAGTGGTTTCAGTAGCTGGAACCAAAGGTAGCTCTAGAACATAGTCGCAAAGCACGGCAGTTCGGTGCTGCAGGTTGTAGTTATGACGACGTAGACCCGATGGGTTGAAACCATCATCATAATCACTTGCATCACCAGCCCACTGCCAATAGGCATATGGGGCTACTCCGACCGGTGCGGATACCGCCAATGCTACGCCAGTCTGACCCATGAAGGCAGTTACTGCCGAAACATTGAAAGTTCCAATAGCAGCGGTTAGTAGTGGCGCACCAGTACGAACATCAATTACACCAGCCTCAACATCCTGAGCTGTATAGGTAATTGTTGCGCTACCAAGCCCATACTGAGCTGGTACGAGATGTCCGTTATTGTCGAATGCCAAGATCTTTCCAGGCATTGCAACAAACCAATCCTCGAAGAACTTATCGTAGAATTGAACTGGAAGCCATGACGCTGGCCTGAATTCGCCGTGTGGTCGGATACCCTCTGAATGCTCAACAACAGGGATAATATTTCCTACATGATCCCATGTCTTGTGCGTTGGGTTATATCTTCCCAGACTATCGAAAGCCATCTGATGCTTCCTCCTTAATTAGTCTCGCTGTCTAGCGGAAGTTTTCCTTCCGCCTGTAGACGCCTGACGTAGGCTCCTGCCTTTTCTCTACCACCCGGAGTAAACATGAGCTGTTGCACATGTTCTTGAATCTTTACGAGTTCATCGCCGGTTGCTAGGTTAGAGGTAGGACTCTTCTGGTTACCGTCATCGTCCTGGATTGCATTAGGATCTTCCACAGTTCCCTGTGGCTCTCTTGCCATCCCATCCCCAAGCTTATCAACAATCTTAGTCATGTCAACTTGCTTCAACACTGTGTCGATCTCCGCTTGCAGGTCGGAATCCGACATCTCAGTAAAGCTAGTTTCTTCTTCAGTCTTGCCATCGCGCAGAGTTCTAAGCATAGACAGCTTTTCTTCCTTAGAGGCTCTGTTTGCGGCTGTAGCTTCGGTTAGTGCATCTTGTAGTGTTTCCATATCTGAGAATAGACTTGAGTACTCCTTGCGGAGAGCATCCAGTTGATCTCTCAAATCACCAACTGTATCCTCAAGCTTCTCAACTTCATCAGCAAGAGCTTGCTCGCATTCTGGATTTGAGGCTAGCTCCTCAGCTACGGCAGCATTCAGGAATGAATCCTTACCTACCATAGCTGCTAGTCTCTTTAGAATACCTTGAAGCATCTTGACTTCGCTTTCATCAAGGACTGCTTCCTTTGAGAAATGTTGTGCTTCCTCGAGGGCAGCAATCACCATATGCATCACACGGCCATGCTCTAGGCTGTCTTGCTGTTGTTCCGCCCCAACAGGCTTCTCAACCGCATCCTTCTTCTTAGAAGAAGATCCACATCCCATAGCCTTAGCTTTACGCGATACACATGCAAGAATCTTACTTTTATCCCCGCCACCCTTATAGCGACCAATCAGCCTGCGTGCAGCAGTCACATGTGCGCAATCTGGAACAGGGAATGAACGATCTGGACCACAGAAGGTAGACTTAGCAAGCTTCTTTCTCTTTTCAGAGCTGAGCTTAGCTTCCTCTAGCTTTGTGATTCCAGCTTGAGCTAGTGTAAATTCTTCATCCTCGAATGCAGCTTCAACTTCTGGCCAGAATACTTCGTCGTAAAACTTATCTAGATCCTCGTCGGTAAGCTCCTCTGCATCCATGAAAGCAGTAACAGCGTCTTCTAGACTGCCCTCCTCTGTGTCTGCATTACACTTACTTTTCATTGTCTTGCCTTTCTTTTTCTTCTTATTAGAAGCATCCTCAACCTCTTCGTCTACAGAGCTGCTTACGTCGTCGCCCTCACTAGAGGCGTCTTCAACATCACCAGTCTCATCAGCTGATGCAGAATCTGTAATTTCGACATCAGGCTGTACATCTGCGTTCTCCTCAGTCTTCTGTTCAGCTGACTCAGGAGTGTCAGAATCGGTGATTACCTCATCCTTGATGGTGGCCTCTTGATCCTTAGGATCCTTCTCTTTGTCGGCCATTCCTTCATCCTCCTTAGCAGCAGAATCATACTGAGGAAATCCCAGACGCACCTCATAGATTCTGCCCGAATATTCTTCAGCGATTTCAATACTATCTTGAATGCCGTTATAGTGTAGCTCTAAAACCTTGGAATGTCTATCAGCTGGGACGTTGACAAAGGAATACTCGTCATAGTCAAGGTTACCAGCAATGATAAAGCACTTGGCTCCATCATAAATGGCACCTGGCTTATGCTCGCACTTCCCTGCATCAGTCCAATCCTGACGACAAATAGAACATACGGCTTTGTCGGTAGTTGCACCAACAGAACCAGTAAGATAACGACCATCTAGTAGCTTCTCAATCGCATCTCTATTAGCAATTTGGGCTACGATAGAAATATAGCCCAATCCCTGATATCCCTCATCCTCAAGAAGACTATCTCTTAGAAGGCTGCAGATTGTATCTACCTGCATGCCAAATGGCATCTTGCCTCCAATAAAGTCCTTGAGGAGGACATCAGTGATAATTCCCTTTTCTTTGCCCATCCTGTCTATGACACGAAGGCCCTCGGCTAGGTTATAAGCATCTTGAATAGCGCCCGAGGTATCCATATATTGGGCATCAACAATACGACCCACTGGGTCGTTGCCGTCTTGATGGTGAAGGAGCACGGGCTTTTTATAGTTCTGGGTGAACGTATTCGCGCCCTTCTTCATCTTGTCAGGCAGATAGAATCCATTGTTACGAGTGATGATACCTGCATGGGTAGCAGCAATACGTACCAGCAGACCACTTTGTAGCTGTTGCTGGTCAGTAGTTCCTAGACCACTCTCATGCTGAGCTCCCTCGGCAGGGGGCTTAAAGGCACCAGCATAATCGTCCTGGACTTTTACTAAGGCCTGATCGGTAAGGGAAAACCGGACAGCTTCTCGGAATTTTAGTCTGTTGCCACTCACCTTACTTCCCCTTTAGTTGACTGTTACAGATAGCAAAGGCAGAGGAGGTAGCTTTCTCCTCACTCATATTTGGATTCTTCTTCCTGAGTCGAGCCTTTACCCTTGATACACAACGGTCCATCTTTTCTCCATCCGTTAGATTCTCTACTTCTTCTTCGTCTTGTAGGTGATGATCACATGCAACTTCTGCTGCGATTTCTATACGGCCTTCATCCCAGTCAGGATGCTGAGATCTCAGTCTAGCCTTAGCCCTAGCAACACATTTTAAAAAACCTGCTCGCTTAGTCCTTGGACCAACCTGAGAAGCGGCATCCTCTACGTCAGTCACTACCCGAAACGAAGTCTTGCATGCCCTACAAATATAGATGTCTGGAGTGTCTTTCTTCTTAATAGCTGTTTTACCACACTTTGGGCATTTTGCATGTCCACCTGTGTCAGGCAGAGGCTTGTCTGCAGGCTCCTCACTCATCTTCACTCCCTTAGGAGGAGGCAACGAGCCCTCTGCGTCTAGCACTGTAGCATCCCGCAATTGGGTCATCTCTTTATACTGTGTCAGGGCACAGCTACAAGACGCATGATAAGGAGGCACGTCGTCCATTACTACGTGCTCGAGCTCTATTGGTTGCGCATGATGTGATTTGCAAGCAGAGCAAGCCTCTTTCCTGGCAACACTATATATCTCATCCACCTGCTGAGCTCTGAGTCCATATGCCACTCCTAGGCTGTATGCCTTCCTAATCTCAACATCCTCAATAAAGTCTGTGCGATATCGGAAAGATTCTAGAACAGCTCTAGTAGCTCTGGCAATCTCGGCAGGATCTGTATCATTGTTTACTCGGCGCTTAAGAGAAGAAACTACATGGTTGGCTAGTCTAGAGACGTAGTGATTCGCCCTATCAGTAAAAATCCCTCGAGCTGTAGTTACTTTATTAGCAAATGTCGGGGTAATATTAGACTGAGACGAATAGCCACTGCGGAAAGAAAGAACCTGCTCTGCAATCAACCTTTGGATTGTTGTATCGAGTTCAGCTCGCACCATCTGAGCAGCCCAGTCATGATCTAATTTCTGTTCCTGGGAAACTCTAGACACAACATCCTGAGTAAGCCTCAAGTAAGCTTGTTGCAGATAACCATTCTGAACTCTCTTTGGACGCGATGGGCGTGTCCCTACATTAGTTGCCTTACCACCAGATGGCTTAGCCTTAGCAACAGCGACCTTAGCCTTTGAGCGCTCCTTCTCGAGTGCCACTTCTTGATCACTCTGAGCTTGTCCTACTTCCTCTACATCTTTCTGACTCAATTCAAGAAGACTGTTCTTGGCCACAGCCCTAGCCACAGCAGACCAAGGTTCATCAAGAGACTGAATGAGTAGAGTTGGCTCCTGAAACAGCTTCCATCTCATTCTATGCCATTGTGGATATTTGAGAGCTGTGTCTTCCTCAGACTCAATCTCTTCACGGGTTGGAATCTCTAGTGGCTCCAAACCTGCACCACGACGGGCCTCATCATGATCTATAATGTCCTTTTCGAACAAGTCTGCATAATGATTTTCTTTCTTAATCTGAGCATCTACATCTATCTCCTTGAACTTCATATGGCAGATGTTTTCTTCGTCTAGAACATCTGAACCAAAAGTTGACTCTAGGAGAAGCTCGTTAATGATGTACTCGTTAATAAAGGTTTCTAGAACCTGTTGAAAATCCTTCACGGCATCGATTAGGTTACGAGACATATTGTCGGCAGTAGCACGGTTGGCTGTATGGCCTTCACCCATGTCTACAGTTGAGACAGACAGTCCAGAGAGCACCCTCTTCTTAAAGTGCTCAAGATATGCTTCTGCTCTGAGAGCTCTACCCTCAGCCCCAATTACCTTAATCTCATGACGTTCGGGAGTAACGATACCACCCTCAGATGGCATGAATTGAATTTCTCTTCGAACAATATCTACCTCTAGCTGTCCATCCTCAGTAACACCAGCTGGACGGTCATCTGTGCCAACCTTGTATTGGAACAGCGGGAACAGATGCTGATAAACAAGCATCTCGATGTTCTCTTCGATCTTACGAAGGGCCCTGATGTCATCGATAACGGGAACTAGAGTAGGCGTGCCAAAAACAAAACCGTCCTTGCGATCGTAGTGGATGTGGATAATATCTTTGGGAGAATAATCTTTGTACTCACCATTCGGCATCTTCTGACGCCACTTAGTGATCTTGTGACCATTCTGCTGATAGTGCATAGTTTCGGCAGGAGCAATAAAGTAACCTGCTACTGGCTTCATAGTAGTCTTCTTGCCTGGCTCTCGTCTTACTTCGCCACCAGAAGCATCTATGTTACGTACCTTGATCACAAAGGCATTTGACTTACGAATAAGGCTAGATCCAATAGATCGAAAAAGGGCCCTAGTAGGAACACCAGAAGCACGAGCAATCTGCGCAAAACGAGTCTTGATGTACCGGATGGTCTTGAGGTTCTTGCCGGTAATATCCCAGCCTTCTTTGAACATAAGAGCAACCTTCTTATCAAAGGCCTGCCTTACGTAACTATCTGTATCCTCGATACGGCCAATCTCAGCTAGGTCATACTCGGCAGGATTGAAGGCACCTCTACCAACTGAGCGTGTAGTTCGATACCTCATTACTGGGTCTCTAACTGGGCGCATCAAAGCTGGTCTTTTGGTCTGTGGGACTGGAGCCTTAATATCTGGGACTGCGTCCTTGACTAAGAACTGTCCTCGTTTGAATATTTCTACGCCGAAAATCTTCAAGAGACTGATCTCCTTATATAGCGTCGTTCAGCTCTCTCATCCATGTATTGACCTGCTCAGCTTGCGCCACGGAGGTCTGTAGAGGACACTTAAACGTTTCTTTGGCCGGAGTAGTAATTGAATCCACAACTCTAGCGATTTCAGTATCCAGCACCGGATTGCCAGTAAATTCTACCAGAGACTTTAGTCTCTGCCTAGACCGATCCGCTGGAGTTCCAACCACTTCCGCTCCAGGTTCATCAGAACCAGCTGGAACAGGCCCTACACTGCTAGCTAGATTATTAACTGCCTCTTCGATTAGAGCCGGATTCTCAGTAATAGTGATAGATCCATCGTCGTTGGTTTGGATAATACGAGCATCCGAATTAGTTGGAATAAATTTAGAGACATCTATTTCGCTCTCGTCAGGGTCATCACAACTTGCTCCAGCAGCAAGCCAGGCAATAAAAGAAACCATCATTGCAATAATTTGAATGATCTCTAGCTTCTCAAACTGTAGCGAGATAACTAGGTCTCCATCACCCAGAAGCGAAGCCATAAGAGCTCTAAATTCACCTACAATTGCAGCAACAAGAGCAGTTACGGCATCAATAGCCTCTCTTAGATATCTAGAGATAGATATAATGATCGAACGCATATCTCGCTTGAAGCCTTCCAGAAATCCCCGGAGGCGCTGAGGCAAAACAGTATCTTGTTTGTCTACAGCATCATTTCGTTTCTTCCTGGCAGCCTCAAGCTCAGCTAAATATGCTCTCCTTGCCTGTTCGTCCTCAAAGTCAACTTCTGCTCTTCTGGCTCTAATTGCTTCTAGTTCTTCATTTGCTTCACGGACAGCTTGTTCGTCTTCTCTCATAATGTCGCCAACAAAGGTATCTTCTGCAAAGTTGAACGAAGTTCCCCACTCAGCACCTTTGTAGGTTGTAGCACTACCTAGCTGTCGTTCTTCTATACTTAGAGCCTCTGGGCGCACATCTACGTCCAAAGCCTCTCCTGGCATATCTAGCTTAATACGAGGAGGTTCCACCGCTCTAAGGCTAATACCATCAGATTTAAACTCTCTTCCTTGCGGTCCAACATTTACCATCAGATCTCTAATATTCCCCTTCTGGAAGATCGCATTATAGTTAAACTTTTCAATCATATTGACAAGACCGTCAATAATACATTCGATAGGCTTCACAATTGCTAAAAGAAACTTCTCCATCGTGTCGGCAATACCGGACAAAAACGGAAGAATAAGGGGCGCAACAAGGTTCAAAATGAAGCTAAACAGTCCGTTAATCGAAAATGCGATGCGCATAAGGAGCAACATTAAGATTGCGATAATCCTTCTTAGGTCAGGAAGACAGACAAAGCTGGTAATCGCTTTAATGATGGCACATATCTCTGCAAACCTACTGTTTACGTTAAACAAGTTTGCAAGAGCCTCGAGTTGTCTAAGAAAGTGCTGATACCAGCGCAAGTACTGAAGCAGAGCTTCCTCTAGGTTAGTCTGAAATTTAACAGCAAAATCAGCAGCCGAGCTGATTCTGAAATCACATGGGAAACAATCCTTTAGCCAATCGGTAAAGTGTTCCGTTAGGCTCCTTTTAGCCTTGGCTCCAGTTCCTCCTGCATCCTCAATAATTGCAGAAGCTGAGGCATTGAGATTTACTCCAGGATCATCTCCTGTGGTTTCCTCATCGGCATCTGTGTCAATGCCAAGAGCCCCGTCACGAATTGTCTCATCTGCAAGAGACCTAAATTCCTGAGAACCAGCCATAATTCGGATACTGTTCAAAGACGGTCTCATCATCGCGAAGACAGACTCTTCGGTAGTAGAATATGCAGCACCACGCTCAAAAGTAGTTGTGATTGCATAGCAGTCCTGCAGAGCTAGTGGATTGGTTAATCCTGGAGCTGCATCACCAACAGCAGCTCGAGCAGCATCGGCAATCGCTTTTTCAGTTGGATTAGAAGAGACCTTAAGAGTACCAGCATCAGCAGCAGCCTTCTGGGCAGCCTTTTCAGCATTTGGGAAGTTCTCTGCCTGGGTAACTGCCGAGTCTGATACCTTGTCTATCTGCTTCGCATATTGAGAAGGATCCTGGTCTGAATTCCCAGCAATCTCATCAGGAAGACCTGGTAGCGGAATAATTGGCTTGATGAATGTCTTCCAAAGAAAATTTACAAGCATCTCAAGAAGAGTCTGCTGAAAATCTTCCATATTAATTGGCTGAACTATCTGATTCTTAGTATTCAGCTCTGGACGCAGACCACCAGTCTTTGCAGCCTCGCTATTAAACAAAGAATCAAAACCACTCGTTGTGTCTAGATTCTGTCTTGCCTTTTCAATCTCCTCTGGAGATACAAGCCCTTGCTTTGCTAAAGCTAGCCCTTTCTCGAGCTGGCGATCTTTACAAGCTGCATATTGTGGATAAGTAATCTTAGTTGGATCTGCTCCAGGATGAGCTCGTCGCATAGCCTGGATGGTCGGAGCATCAACATTTGGATCTAGCTTAATGACCATATTCTTGGCACGCAGATCAGCCTTGTTTTGCAGAGCAGCAGCAAGAGTATCTACAGCCTTAGCCAGCTTTCGAGTCTCGTCTGCCTTTGCTAAAACATCTTTGACCTTAATTGGATCGACCGCAGGAGTAATAGGACCCTGTTCTATATCAGGCTCAACAAACTCAATCTGAGGTCGAAACTCTAGGATGTTCCGACTTGTGTCATCCAGCCTCCTGGACATCTATCTCTCCTTAGGATTCTGTTGCTTCTACTTGTAGCTTTACACCCTGATAAGACGTGACATCAGCTCCTTCAGGAACCTGGACACGAATCCAGAATGGCAGATATGTATTAGTATCAGTTAGATTACCGAGATTTACACCAGCTCCAGCAGTTTGTAAATCCCATTGTTCTTCTAGTGGCTTTTGGTCGCCAGATAAAACCTTCCAACTAAATCCAGTGCTTCCGTCAACAATATCGTCGCCTCCATCAATAGGAGTCACAGTAATATCTGTGTAGACTCGAGCAACATCATCATTGCGAACATAGAGCCGCTGTTCGTAGACATCGCCTAAAGAGCCATTTAATGCTACGGATAGCGGATTAGAAAATGTTCCATCTTTACTGAATGCAGAACTAGGATCTGCCGTTTGATAAACATTCAGAGCCATTGTGGTACCTCGGATACACTATATATTTTTACGGCGTGGTTTTCTAGTAGGTTTTCTCAAACCTTGCCGCCTATAGGCCTCGTCTATTGCCTCACTCAACGTACGTACCCTAGGCGCTGGCTCATCTCTTAAGAAACCAGGATTTGCCCATGGCCTTACCTGGCTATCTTTTAGATTTCGCGCTGGAAGACCATCTTCTTTGCCAAAGACAGAAGTTTGTTCAACTCCATCTGTCCTCTTCATGGAAGGTCTAGCCTTTTCACGACTTTCCTTTTCCTTGCGCTTAGGATCCTGGTGGTTGACCACAGTATCACCAGAATAAATATCCGGATCAACCTTTTCTCCAAAATAAGGCGTGATGGTAATCTTGCTGCTATACTTTGGCTTACCCAATGGAGAGACCTCCATAGTAACGCCAATTACAGCACACATCAACGCATCCAGGACGTGATCTCCACAGGACTCATCATTAGCCTTATACACAGGGGTTCCAGTAGCAGTAATACGATCAACAATATAGCCAAGCAGCTGAGCCTCGAGCACTTCGTCTGTTTCGGGAAACTTTATATCTCCAGCTTCGAATCTACGTACTGTACTCTCAACCAAGAAAGACTTAGCTGGTTTCTTGATTGGCTGCTTCGTAAAGAGATCATAGACCTCTATGCTGCTACCAAATTCGTATTTCTTGACAATCTCCCTTAGTCTAGAGTCAGGGTGTGCTGGTCCCTTAGAAGGATCTGCTAGTGAGTCATAGCCAAACTTTCTGAGCATTTCCCACTGTGTACCACCAAATCCCGAATCAATATAGACACAGATTGGCTTCCATATTCTATTGAGCTCAACTATCTTCTGCATAGCAAGGGTCTGGGTCCACCCTTCTCTGGAAACCGTGTACCGATCAACTATAACAAAGACTTGCCTCCTGGGATCGAACCCCAATACGACAATACATGTACCATTCTTAGTATCATTCCAGTCTACACCAATAGTATACGTCCAAGTATTCATATGAGGAATGTCGCCGTAGTTATACTTCTCCTTGGCTGCTTGTACCAAAACATTTTGGAATACACCTTCCTCTTGTTCTCCAAACTCAGCAAGAATTTCATGCTGGAAGGCAAGATCAGTTAGTGTACTTCTGAACAGAGCTTCCTTTTTGTCGTCCCACATCGGATTGACACGAGACGTATAATGAAACTCTTTCCATTCCTTTGAGCTGCATACCTGGAAGAACTTCTCGCGCTTACCAGACGGTGTGGAGCTCATCCACACACTAGCATTTGGATGGTTGGTAATAATTGACAGAGCAGACTCAAGATCCTTTGGAGACAAATAGTCAGCCTCATCGAAGACTAGCATGTGCGCATGCTGACCACGAACAGAGTCTGCGTTTCCACCTGACTTTGTACCTGCAGTGAATCCCATTACTCTTGAGCCATTGTAAAGCTCAATCGTATATACAGGAGCCTTTACATTACGGCGCAGAGAATTCTGTGTAACAGGATTGCTTCTAATTAGCTGAGCTAACCGACTAAAGATTAGGTCAATTTGTGCCTGATATGGAGCGATGACTACAATTTTAAAGCCCTCGTCCTCCGGGATACCAGGCTTAACGAACATATGATACAGCATTGAGACAACGATTGCCTCAGTCTTACCAGCCTGACGTCCAATGCGGAATGCCTTGAACTGAGCTGAACATCTAAGCATGTCTGCCTGATAAGGACGATGATAGCGAGACTTCCCTAGAATATTTACGTCTGGATTACTTTCTCTCCATTTTGTATATTCGCCAGGATCCCTGCGCATCCACACGGCTCCATCTGGATCTAAACAATGCCAGTCTAAAGTCTGTGCTGCCCAAGTTACTGGATCAAGAATTGCCAAAGCCGTATCCTGCTGAGCTGCAGGAATCGAGCCTAGCATATTAATGTGTTCGTCAAATTTGGGAATACCAGTGCAAGAAATATCGAATGTCTGACCAGCGACCAGGTTGTGCTTTTTCTTGTACCCTTTGATACAAGTTATACATGCCTTGTCGCATTGATTAAGATCTAAAGGCATAAAAATCCTTTATGGCATTCTCCAGCTAAGAGTGCTACCAACTGCATTGAAGGCCCTGTTAGCATCTAAAGAAACCTCTCTTCTGGCTCTTCTTAGTGCATGTGTTAGTGCATCACCACGAGTAGCAGTTCTTTGATACATCGCACCATGTGCTCCCTTTCGATAAAACTGCTTACCAATAACATTTTTGTATTCCTTATAAGCAGCTCCACCATATCTTCCACCAACTGCACCAACACCAGCACCCATTATAGCACCACCGAGAACACTGGTGTCGTCAGACATCATGCCCCAACCAGCACCTGCAGCTGCACCATAGACAGCATTTCTCCCAGTAGTTCCTAAAGCACCACCCAAGGCACCATGCATATCGCTAATGAACCCAGGACTGTTTGCTCGAGTATAGTCATAACCTCGAGCTCCATAACGCTGAGCCATATGAGAGCCCCAACCTAATCCAGCAGCCGCTTCAGTTCCGTGGATATAACCAGTCTTGCCGGCTTCGCTAAGTGTGCGAACTCCAGCTCCTCCGGTTGCTCCCATCCAAGCACCGCCTATATACTCGCCAGCAGCACTCAGTCCACGGCCAACCTTAGAAAGAGTTGAACTAACATAATTGCTAGCCTTCCCCATAGTAGTAAAGAAACCAGGCATTTTTACCTCCTGAGGCCAGGACTATAAGCACTGTCATGCATTAATAGCGCCTCGTTACCCATAGCCATTCTACCGTTAACTGCTGAACTATTCAACGCTTGCATTGAACGAGCCCTTAGTGTTGCTCCTGTTCCATAAGGGTCTTTTACCGGAGCTCCCATTTCAAGACTTCTTAGGCCTTTCACATGAGCTTGTGCTGCTTCTCCTACAGCGTAATATCCAGCAAGACCTGCAGCTGCAGCACCAACTATAGTCGTTGATGCTCCACCAAGAACAGCTCCAGCTAATTTAAAGCCTCCCCATATAGCAGCTTCTGTAGCTCCTGCTTTAGCAGCACCAATTATGCCACCACTTTGATAACCCTCGTATATACTATAAGCAGTAAATGCAGGAAAGATAGCTCGACCAGCCATTGCCCCGGCCGTTCGACCAAGCATCTTAACACCGCCCTTTGCAATGTTTCTTTTGACTCCTGCGCGGAATGACTCTTTGGCTAACTTTCTACTTGCAGCCTGACTAAGACGATGTTTACGAGCAAGACGATATGCTTGATGCGAAGATTTTCTTGATTCGCCGATTGCCTCAGCAACAGGAGTATCTTTCCAACCGAGGAAACCACGATAGGTTCCATGATTAGGCCCAGCATACTGAAAACCAAATGCCTCAGCAACGCCAGCCCTAAAGGCTCCACCATAAGCATTGCTTGCCATACCTCTCCAGGCCTGACGCACACTTCCTGTCCCAGCTAAACCTAGATCACCAACATGGCGCATTCCCTCGCCAAAACCCTTAGCTCCAGCTTTTACTCTAGAAAACTTACCTTGCTGTGCTGGCATTAGCCGTGCCTCCCTCTATGTAGACCTTGAACAATTCCAGTAGCACTATTCTGGAATGTCTTCTGCATTGGACCCATCATTTGAGGAACAGTTCCTAGCGTTCCCATAGGAGCAACACCAGACTCCCTCATAGTCTCAGCAGCTAACATCTGGGTATTGTAATCTATTCTCATGTTTGACGTTAGACCCTGCTGTGCTCTCTGTATATCTCCCCGCAATGTTGGAGAAGAAGACTGTTGTGACATTGCGTAGGCTCCAGCTGCTCCACCAGCAACACCAAGGGTGATAAATGGATGTTTGATCATGCCGGTAACAGCCTGAAGTCCAGTGTTAAAGGTCTTTCCTATAGGAGAAAGAGCAGCGGCCCTACGTTCAAATTCTCTACGAAAAGCAGGAACATTTTGAATTTGTTGCTCAACCAAGTGAGTACCAACAACTGGAGAAAGTTCTGCCATTGCACGCTGTCTACCAGCGGCCATATTTCTCTGCAGAAATCCAGGACTACTTTTCCCTGTTCCAGCAAACATGTCTTTAAACATCAGAGAGGTTGGAGTATTTCTCCAAGGCGTAGTAGCTCTAGACCACTCTTTCGCAAATTCTGGATACCTTGCCAGCTGTTTCTTGATAGTATGCTCACCAACAGTAGAAATAGCTGTACGTCTGTTCCTTGCAGCTATTGCGCGACCCAAGGACGTATTTAGACCAAGGGCACCACCTACAGCTAAACCAAGGACAGCGCCCTTAGCTATGTTTTCAATACGAGCATTAGGGTTAGCATAGTCTCCCTCAATGGCTCCTGCCATACCCCCAACGCCTGCACCAATAGCAGCACGAGCTGCAAATCCGCCCGTCATAGCTCCTTTACCAAGAGCCTTTGCTCCACCTAATGCTAGTCCAAGAAATCCCATAGCTTTATCCTACAATTACTGCCCCTTTGTGGCAAATTTCCTATGCCTACGAGCAGAGTCTTTTGCGTTTTTGGATGCATCCTGCATAGCCTGCATATGCAGCCCCTTTCTCTTTCTCATCTTTTCAAGTCTACCCATTAGCTCTTTATGTACTGCACTCTCTCGAGCAGCCTGTTTGGTTGCTTGATTAGATAGAGCTTTTGTTGTTCCAGACTCGAGTCTATGGAGACGACCCATTTCACCCCAAACACTTATTTGAGTTTGGATAGCTTGCTTATGAAGTTCTCTACCTGCTCCTGATAGCTCAGCCTTAGGAATAGCTAAGCCCCAGTCACCAACCTGGTATCTAGCCCCTCGGCGCAAAATTTGGCCTGGATGCAAGTCAAGGTGAAAGACAGGAGAGTTAGAAGACATAAGCGTCTCTCTGGAATTCAACAGAAACTTGCTTTGACCTTCAGTAGTAAATCCAAGCTGTTTGCCAGCATACTCTTGAATAAATGACGATTCTCCAGTAGCAAAGACCTCAGGGACAATATCACCGTATGCCTTTCTAGCTGCTTTCTGCATCTCTGCTTCATATGCTAGATAATGTAGTCCCTTTCCTTCGCCTCTCATGACCTCCATATACATCTTTGAATATTCGTCAATTGCGGCAAGTTCTTGTGCTCCAGGAGCCTCAGCACCCATTCCAAACAGCTTCTTAATTTTCGACCCAAATCGCTGGCTATGTTCAAATTGTTGTTTAGCAAACTGCCTTTCTAGGTCACCTAGAGGTGGGGATATCATAGGCTTCCCGTCTGTTGCCTCTAGAGCTTTTTGAAACTGCATTCCTTGTGCAGAAGGCTCTTTCAGCACACCAACTCTTCCTGACCGCTGGCCAAATACTTGAGTAACCTTACCAGCACCACCTTCACCAAGATAAGAGCCCTTAACCCAGAACTCCCCTCCCATTTCAATACCAGCTTCACGTCGAGCTCCAGCTAGTAGACTGCCGAGCTCTGTTCCTTTAGCTGCCAGTCCCTTTGGAGCCTTGGTCTTAACCGCAGCGCCGAGAACTTCTTCCATCCAGCCTATATCTGCAGCAACCGGAAGAGTCCCAAGTCTTTCCATGCCTTGGAGAATCTTGTCAGGAGAAACACCCTTCTTGAGAGCAGCCTTAATCCACGCAGATTCAAATGGAACCTTGAGAATCTTGCGCATTTTCTTGGCTTCTGTACCTTCTGAGATACCCTTAATAGTATTCTCGGTCTGGAAGCCCGGAACAGCCTCTGCCTGCTGCTTCTTTAGAAGCTTAGCTTGCATTCTCTTAGCAAAAGGAGTTTTTGGATCTAAAGAGGCAAGAGCATTCTCTTTGGTTCGCATCAAGCCTAGCTCGACCTCAACAGTTCCCAAAGAAGGAAGAGGAGAAGGAACTGCACGAGAAACACCAGGAACAGGACGAGCCTGGCCATAGTCGATAATTCCAAGGCGAAACTGGTTCTTGCCTTGTGGAACCAGCATAATATTACTTGGATTTATATCTGGATTCTGCCAAGCAGGCATACTCTGCTCATAAAGCTTTTCAGCCTGCCGACGTATCATATTGACCTGTTCATTCGCTAATCTACCAGAATCTGCCATACTCCTAAGAGTAGAACCCTCAAAGAGCTCCATATCTAGCTCACCGCCAGTGAACTTGATCTCGCCCATTGGGCCTCTGATACGCTTTAGAGGAATCTCAATATCTGGGCGAGGACGGAAGCCATAAACATCTGGGGCAAAATGAGGAGCAGCTGCTCTTTGTGCTTGAGCCTCAACTTCGCTAATAGCACCAATTTTTCTAGCAAATTTGAACTCCTGACCGCGAAAGACTCCGGTCATCTCAAACACACTACCAACTGAACCAGGATCTCCTAGCTGCTTGCCTTTAGTTGCTCCCTCAAGAGCAAGCTTAAATTCCTTGCTAGCAAGCATTTTCTCAAAAGATTCGCCAGCCTTTACAAGACCACGTAGAGCATTCCAGCCAGATCCGAATTCAGTCAAAGCCTGGCGCATTTGCCAAGCAAGACCTTCATGCCCAAGGCCTTCTATCTGTAAATGAGTATCATCTTTACCAGAAAACCTTTTGCCTCCAATAGGAGCTGGTCCATGAGTCTTCCTAAGGGCCTTACCAACCCTTCTAGCTTGAGCAATCTCAGCAAAGGTCAATTCTCTCTTCTGATCTCCAAAGCTATTCAAGAAGGAGGCATAGGTTCCAAGAGTCAGATTCCCAGAGAGCTTATCTAGTCTTGTGAGAGTATTATGGGTAATAGTTCTGCCAATGTAGCGCTGTGCAATGTGGGTAGCCTGGTAGCGAGCATAACTCCACATTCCCCTTCTGTGGATCCGCGCAGTCTCCTCAGCTGCCCTAGCCTGCTCTCTAAGTAGGATATCTGTCTTTCTTTCACCAAATGGCAGAGCAGATACAGCTCCTCCCCTAAGGAGCTCCATATTAATATTCGTGCCTTCTTCATTAGCTAGTACACCAAGATAACGACCATAGGTCTTCTGGTCCTCAGAAACAATCAGACTTACTCTATCCTGCTGCTCGAGCAAGGCCTTGAGAGCCCAAGATGCCTTTGTTCCTGCTGGCTGATCTTGCCAAATACGGAATGGAGCTAGAGGGTCTCCCTGGTGAGCTTCAACCTCAGGAGCATCGATACCAGCCAAGCGAACATAAATATCGCCATAACCGAACAGAGACTTCAGCCTAGGAATAAAGCCCTTGCGCTTGAGAACAATAGTGTCAGCGTCCTCTACCTCCATCTTGAATCTATCTAGATTGACGGATCTCAGGTCAGAGCGCTTACGATTGATAGCCTCAATACGCCCAATATCCTCACGACTGAAGTCAGAAGTACTGAGCTCTCCCAACTTAGCCTGAGACTTAGCAGATTCTTCCTCAATATACTTACGGATACGTGACCGTTCCCCGGGTTGGTCCATTCTCCTGCGGAACTCGAGAATTCTTGGATCAATTGGGATGCCCATGAGAGCAGTAGGTAGATCCCCTTGGCGCTCCCGCGAAAATTGGACTCCAGCTCCCTTTGGTAGGATAGTCTTTTTTTGCTCCTCTAACGCACGAGAATACTCTGTGCGTCCGAAATACTCCTGCAGTGCGATCTCGGGGTCAAACTTTTCAAAGCGGGCTCCTATGGTCTTCCTAGGGCCTGGTTGCACATACTCCCTTGCAATGCGATCTAGAGCAGGATTCTTACCAAAGGTATATCCGAGATCTGAGTAGGCCAGAGCAGCACCACGGTGGGCAAACATTTCATTCGCAACCCACTCAGTATATTCGGGCTTTCCAGTAGCTTCAGCTGCACGAATTACCTGAGCATAAGTTGGAGCTTTCTCGGCAAGTGCCTGTACATCAGGTCCTCTACTATCGAACCATCCACCCAGTTGCTCTTCAGCCTCAGCAATAAACCTAGCCTTATGAACCGGATCAATATTATTGGACCAAATCGCATGAAGACCTTCATGGAGAATAGTCTCTTCGACACGCTTAGGATTCAACCAATTATAAAGAGTCTCACCAATAGCTCGTTCCTGGCGATCACTGTCAGCAAGCTCTACAGGAAGAAAACCTTGTGCAACAAGATCACGAGGATCGACATAAGCCCCTACTTTCAGGACATTGGCACTTGGGTTGAACGAGCCGAAGGCTCCGAGCGACTCACGCTCCACCAGATAATTCTTTATTTTCGCAGCCTTTGCTTGGTCACGCCATCTTAGCTGCTTGTTGAACGCTCTTCTTGCTTCGTTGCGATCTAGAATCTCGAGGACTAGTTCCTGGTCCTGTGCAAGACGCACAGCGCGTAACATTTTTCTCCATTCGTCCTCTGTGACCTTCTGATCAGCAGTTTGCTGAGAAACCAGACCTCCGAAGTCTAATGCTCTGAATCCAGAACCAAAGTCAGTATTCTCTCTTCTTGTGGAGCCTGCAACACCCCTATCAACCAAAGCTTCAAATGCATGCTCATTCTGCTTAACAAAATGATCCTTAATCCACTTCTTCTCTACCCATCTACCCTTGTACCAGTAACCGCGTCTAGTATGGCCCCTTCTCTTGTAGTAGCCCCTTCTCTTTTTATCATCTCTTCCCCAAAGACCTAACCACCCTGAACCAAAGTCAGCTCGGTCAGTCATCCCACCATGAGCAAGGCCTTCGATAGTATTATAGTCGTCATCACGACCAGAGAAGAAACGTAGAGGTTTCAGAGCTATCAATCCAGCAACACCAAGACCCATGCCGAGAGCCAATGGATGTCTCTTTAGATATGAGAGAGCTCTCCTTACAAAGGGAGCCGCAGGCTCGCGGGCTAATTTGCCCCCACCCCTTCCCCCTTCTTGGACAACTTCCTCTAGAGCCTCTCCCACACCTACTTTGAAGAATTTTTCCTCAATCCCGCCGAAGGCTGCTACCTCTGCCCTAGTTACCCCGTGAGCTGCCAACTCTGAGTCTAGAGCACGGACAAACTGCCCTTCAATCCCCTGACTCCTAGCAGAAGCAATAGCCTGCTCAACAGTTAGTCCACCCTTGCGAACTCGAGAGAGAAGCTTATTCCTGACAGCAAGCTTGTTATAAGCCCTAGCTTCCTCTACTGTCCCCATAGCCCAAGGCTTTCTGTGGATCTCCTTAAGAGCCTGAACGTCAGCAGCTGATTCATGAGCTCGAGCCATCTCTTGGCCTGTACTCATCTGATAGACCAGCTCCTGCTTCCAACCAGAGAAATAGTAGTTCCTCTCAGAGATCTTCCTTGCTATCTGATGTTCTGGCTGATTCTCATACCTGAAGCCTTGAGTAGCATAGGTTCGAGCCTGAGAAAGTAGATCTGGATCTACAACCTGTCCCAACTCAGACATAGCCAGCTTCTTGGAAATAGAGTAGGCATACTCTCTACCAAGGTCTCTTATCTGTAGCCTATTGAAAACCTTCCTGAAGCGATCAGCGAGACCATGACGCTCTGCAGCAGTCATGATACCCGGGATATCAAAGCCAGACACACCTGCCCTTTGGGCGGTAGCCTCGTAGCCAATATTCCAGCCAGCAATTGTAGCTCCAGGAGTACGAGCATGGGTTTCCAGTACTTTGAGGAACCTCTCTAATCCCCTCTTCTCTGAGACTACTGCTGTCATTTCTCCAGCGGCAGCTTGCTTCTTCAGAGGCTCCCATACGGTTCTTGCTGACCATCGGGACAGAGTAGTCCCTTGGCTTGGAGGCATATAGTAGGTACGTACTTTCCCGGCAGCTCCTCGAGAATAGGAGATGGACATTACCGGAGATTCTCTGAGATTCAATCCTCCGGCTTCTATGTCAAAGAATAGAATAGGAGGTTTCTTGGCCATTATTCATCTTCGAATTCAGCATCAATAATGCTCTGAGGAGAGAGCCCTGAAGATTGCTGAGATTCTTCCCCCTTTTGGAAAGCATCCACCTCTCTAGATAGTTCATCCAATTTGGACCTCATTGCGGACATCTTGGATGATGGATCTGAGTCTATCTTTACCTTGAGGGCCGCTTCCTTCTTGTACTTCTCTTGCCTATCTCCTACCATTAGCTTAATAATCTTGCTCTTCCTAGATTGTAGCCTATCCTTCAATTCCATAAAGGGAGATACGTTCTTTTGTACCAATGGAGTCTGTCCATCATTGGCTATGCCTACTACTTGATCTATTACCAGCTCTGAGTTTTCTCTTTTGGCTAGGTTCATATTGAGCCTCATGAGCATTACTTCTATCTCGGCTAGCTCGTTAATCATACTGATTTCAGTAAAGTTATTGGGATCAATATCGTATTCATCAAAATAGCGAATGATCCACTCTTTCATGAGCTGTACCTCTATCAAGCATTGCTTACCAAGAGGAGCTTTCCCTATGGCTTGTAGTGGACAACGATCTGCAAAGGGACATCTTGGCCCGCCGCAGTACATGGGAATCATAGCAGCAGAGCCAGTAGAAAGCTTCTGGATGTGGTGATGAATACGTACAGCCTCGTCCTTGGAAAGCTTTACATCATCATAGTCATCGAGGTTGTGTCCGATGAAACGGAAGAAGTTAGACCTAGTCAGTTTACCAGCACCAGTAATGGCAGTGCCACCAAGAGTAATGATCTCCTTGGGTTCCCGCGATTCAGTAGTAGTATTTTTAGAGTCTTTAGGATCCTTCTTTTTGGTCATTGCGTCTCCCGTCAATGAGGTCGAAGAGATCAGAGAGATCTCTAATGATAGCCTTCAGTGTATCATAGTCCTCAGCTAGGAAAAATTCCATGGACTTCTTGAAGTAGGCACAATCCTTCCCCACAAAAGTAAGAAAGTGAGCAGTCCGCTCGACTCCAGAAGAATTGAGGTCTGAGTGAAGTGCGTTCAAGAATTTTCTAAGCTGCTCGAGATCAAGGATGAGTTGTTGGTCGAGAGGCATCAAAGCTCCTTTCAGAAAGATCGAGTATACCAGCATGTACTTCGTCATGACAGCGAGAACAAAGAACAATTCCATTTCTAATAGTATTCTTCCCACCTTCTGACAAAGGTACAATATGATGGACATGATTAGAGACAGGAGGACGATAATAACCACAAACCATACATGCCTCACCATGAGTAGCAATCACAGCACGACGATAAGACCCATTAGACTTACGACGCCCATCAGGACGAATTTGAGCGACAAACTCATAATCAAGATCACGAATAGGCTTAGTGGCCGAAGAATAAGTATAAAGCTTCGGAGTAAGATTTCTTGTATGAGTAGAAGGTGGAATTTTATTCCGAGAACGATAACGAGAAACAGTAGAAGTCGAAACACCCACTTCCCGCGCAATCTGTCCATTACTTTTAGTCCAATCAATATTTAACCACTTTTCATGCATTCACACACAATAGCACAAGAATCCTATTGAAGGCAAATCTCAGAAATTTTCACATATATAGCTTAGGTACTTAAACTTTTTGGGAGGGCTCCTATGTGTAGTAAAAGAAGGGATATGGAGTCCCTTCCTAACGGACCCCCGGGTAGCATCTGGAGTCTGTCACTCGTTCACCTTCCAGTCTGATTCCTGGCTAGGATTGGAGAGGAAGGAGAAAGGTTATGGCTCTCTCGAGGAAACTGAGCTGGGAATTCCAGCGGTTCAATCGCAGGATCAGTCAGTACGATCCGAAAAGCAAGAAAGGTCGTGAGTTGGACAGGCTGTTCGACGACCTGCTGGACCTTGCTACTGATCGTAAGAATGCTGATGGTACGATTGCTCCTCCCCTCACCGATGAGGAGGAAGATCAGATCATCAGCATGATGGTCATCTAATAGCCACTACAGTACTCCTCTCCCATGCCAGGAGGGAGGGGAGTACATCCTTCTCCTAGCATCACTAGTGCATGGTGTACTAGTGGTACTAGTAGAGGGAATGTCCCCTCTCACACTGCTTAGGAGGCAGTCATGTTCGAGTCCATCTTGGCCGTACTCTTCCTCGTCTTCCTGTTCGTGGGCGTACCCACTGCCCTGTGTCTGCTGTGTTGGGGACTGGTGGACCTGGTCCACATCCAGTCCCAGCTGCACACCCTCACCGCTGACACCGTGGTTGACCCCTGGGCTGACACCGCAGTTGGGCGTCGAGACCATGCTGTCGGGCCCTACCCTGAGCTGCATGCTGTCATGCCCTACCCTGAGCTGAGTGTACTAGATCAGTACACTGCCCAGTTCGAGGCACTGCAGGAGGAGTTCCGTACTCTCACCATGCAGTTCGTCAACAATCAGCATGGTATGCACCCAGCACAGTACGAGGCCATGGACAAGCGCATCCGTGACCTGAGGTACGAGATCAGCCTGGTACAGAGCAAGGTAGGCTCGTAGTACACACAGCACCAAGGGGTGGGTGCTATACAAGTGCACCCTGCATGTATGCACATGGTGTGTATACACGTCCTCCCCTGTCTGATGGGGGGCAAGGCCCACGTACGGGCACAAGGAGACAGACATGAAGGCTGAGTTCGGCTGGACTGTGGTGCGCCGTCGTGACGGTAAGGTCGTGGTGTACAAGCGGGACTGTGATGTGAACGGTGTGTGGACTCAGGATCTTGTGCCTTACACCTTCCCGACTCGACGCGAGGCTAAGGAGGCTGCAAAGAAGGGCATCTATCGAGACTACAACAAGTAGCGACATGGCCATAACAGGGGGCCTTGTACCCTGTCCTAGCTTAATTGACGAAACCATGGGGTGCTAGCTGATGTGTCAGCCCCAACACAAGGAGGCCGTCATGGCTAAGAAGAGCAAGAAAGAGCAGAAGGCCGAGAACAACAAGAAGAACCGCGACAACAGCAAGCCCACCCGTCGTCCCAAGCAAAAGGGCAAGGTCACCAAGCAGGTTGCCCAGAAGGACAGCACCTTCACGTACGAGACGCAGAAGAGCCTGCAGCAGAAGAAGCTCGACGAGCTCATGGCGATGAACCCCACCGCCTGCATCCACAACATGCGTGACGTGGCGCGCAAGTGGGCCATGCTCCAGATGCGCAAGCAGCAGCCCTCCAACCAGAGCAAGTTCAGCACCAACAAGTTCGCCAACCTCAAGAAGGTCCTGCGTCTCGAGGCCTAGCAGTAGGCCAAGCTGAATAGAATAAAAACGGGCCTGTCTTCGGCAGGTCCTTGGCTCCCCACTGGTACAAGGTGTACCAGGCCTGAAAAGACCATGGCTTAGGGGAGATGGTATCTGCTAAGGAGGCAGACGTGTCGAGACTACCAAACAACAACCTGCACGAGGTAGCAACTGGTGATCGTAACACCCTGTTGTTCGCCCACGACTGGGAGATTATCTGCAGGCCCACTCCGGATGGCAACAGCTGGACCTACAGGATAAAGGGCAAGCTGACGAGAGAGCAGTATCCCTGGAAGCTGGACGACAATCGTCCGCTGCAGAGGACTGCAACCCTGATCGACTGCTACCAGGGTGGCTACTACCCGCAGGTGCTCGACGGGCTGGGCAACATCTACGAGCTTCACGATCCCAAGAACAGCAAGCAGGCATGGCTGCTTCAGGGCTTCAAGCGTCGCATTGCTGACCAGCGGCACCTCAACATCTACTCCGAAGACTGGATGCAAGACCGCTTCATCCGCTTCTGGAGAGAGCAACGCAACAAGCGTGAGCAAGAGCGGAACGAGAATGGCAAGACGCATCAATCTCGTGAGGACAAGAAGAACCTCGCACTGCTCTGGGACGACAGCCGCAAAGAGCCACTGATGTACTACCACAACGTCCTGGAGAAGGGTCTCACTCGAGATCGGTATGCCTTTGGAGCACGACAGGTCTTCGTGCGCAAGTATTCCTGGGCCATCCCCAATCACGATGCCATCGTGAGCATCAGGGAACTGAACATGCCAGTCCTCGAGGTTGGCTGTGGCTCTGGCTACTGGTCCTGGGAACTTCAGCAGGCTGGTGTCGATGTGGTCGCAACTGACATCGATGTCGGTGAGAACCACAAGTGGGGCCACGATGAAGGCTGGTTGCCTATCGAACATGGTCACGGTGCTGCCATGGCCAAGAAGTACGCCAAGACACACGCGCTACTCGTATGCTGGCCTGACTTCAGACCCGAGGGTGGCAAGTGGGCAGAGCATGCCCTCAAAGCCTACCTCAAGAACGGCGGCAAGTGCGTCATCTACGTCGGTGAACCCGATGGTGGGTGCACAGGCACTCGTGAGTTTCATGACGAGCTGTACAAGAACTGGCGTGCAATCGACGACAAAGAGGATGAAGGTTGGTCACGTGGCGTGGAGATCCCGCAATGGGACGGCATTCATGATCGCATGTGGATCTACAAGCGCAAGTAGAGGTCAGCTGCCATGGAAGAGAACAGGATAATCCTTTGGGAGATCGACCAGGTCACCGGTCAGTTCCTCATTGCAGGGGTTCACTCCCTGCCCGAGGACATCAAGCTGGTGGACTGTTTTACCCGAATCGGACGCATCTGGAGGGACAACGGCAAGAAGTACAGGGGCATCATCCACAGCATCACTCTGATGCTGGATGGCAACGAGTACCGCATCGAAAGGAGACAGAAGTGAACATCGAAGAGAAACTCAACCAACTCGCCAAGCTCTCGGACGAAGACCTTCAGGAGCAGCTCAAGCTGCTCAGTAAGGAGCTCAGTAAGATCGAGACCAAAGGCAAGGCTGCCAAGACCGAGAAGACCAAGGTCAAGTGGCGCACTGCCTGGAAGGCCAAGGCATTGCTCTACAACATCGCCCTGGTGGCCAAGTTTCGCCACAACTGCACCCGCTGTGGTGGCTCCGGATACGTGGAACACGCCAGGGATGCCTACCGGTGCTACTGGTGCAACAACCCTGACTTCGATCGCAACAAGATCTTCTGGCACAAGAGCTGCCGATAATGGATCCCATCGTCAAGATCTTGCGCACCCCCATTAACCAGCTGGAGCTATCCCTGCAGGTATTGCCTGAGCAGGTTGACCAGTGGGTCCAACACCTGGAGGGTTTGGGCTACTCCATCATCGCTGTAGAGTATGGCCCCGAACTCCCCGTAAGCACAATCAGATACAAGAAGCTGAAATAGTCTAGGCTAAGGCTAGCAGTTAACACACAACACCCAAACGAGGCAGATCATGACCAAGAAAGAACTGTATGCAACCGCCAAGACCCTCAACATTCGCGGGCGTTCCCGCATGAACAAGGCTCAGCTGCAACGAGCCATTGACATGACCTTGGGTGAGCCCATGGTCGAGAAGGAGGCAAGCATGGACAGCAAGCAGATGCTCGTGTCCCTCACCCAGGACATGAACCTCAAGTTCGACAACGGTGAGCGGGTGAACATCGTTGAGATGCGTGCACCTCGTGATGAGATGGACGTACTCTTCAATGACCCGAGCCCCAACCTCTTCGAGGACTACAACCTCGAGGCTGAGTTCAACGAGATGCTCGAGCTCCAGGAGGGCATGGCCAGTGTTCGTGCACAGGCCATTGGTCTCAAGCAGGGCGTCATCGATGCTCGCAAGGAGGAGTACAAGCTCAAGATGCAGGCTGAGTATGCACTGCGTCGTTACCTGGAGCTAAAGGGCACCTTCAGTGGACTCATGGAGAAGCTCAACCGTGCCAAGGAGCGCTGGGCTGCTCTCTCGGTCGAGGTCAAGCGCAAGCTCAACGGCGAGAAGAATCGCTGGAAGAAGACTTTCTGGCGTCAGACCATGCCGGTCAAGGAGAAGCGTGACAAGGCGTACAAGGAGTTCAACGAGCTCAAGGCTAAGGCCAAGGCTGCAAGCAACAAGCTCAAGGCTGAGTATGCCAAGTTCGATCTCCACGGCAAGGCTGAGGCTGAGGTCCTGTGGGATCTGTGGTGGGAGCTGCAGGCGGGCTGCAGTGAGTTCACTCAGTGCTCCATGGCTGGACACGGACGTCTCTGGGGCGAGTACTTCGACCTGATGAACGACGAGGATTATCTCCTCTTCGTGCAGCTCGATCCCGAGGACATCGACGACCAGAGTCTGCTGATGGATCCCATCAACACGGAAGAGTGTCTGCGGGACAGTCACCTCGCTGACCCCTTCTCCAAGCCCGACACCTACGAGCGGGACAAGGTGGAAGAACTACCTGTCCGTACGTATGGTTACGTGGCTCCGGTGCGTGACGTCACTGACCAGTACAGGCCTGAGGCTGAGCTGGCGGCTGAGTGGGAGGAGTTGGACCGCAACTTCATGGAGCTCCTGGACGAGCACGACCTCAGCTACGCATAGTCTACAAGCTACGCATTAGACTCAGGACTAGCGCTGATCCTGGTCCGAACCCAGGCAGTGCTAGGTCTGCAACAACAGGAGGCAGATATGTACAGATGCGAATTCTGTGACAACGGAGTCGTGGACTACGACAAAGAGTTCGGTGGACCACCAGCTCCTGGTGAGCCTGTCATGTGCGACAAGTGCAAGGCTAGGTTCAAACAGGAAGAGGAAGAGATTCTCGCCGACCTGCAACGTCGACAGGAGGAGATGTAACATGAATCTGGAGCTCAGATTCGGCATGCGTCAAACCCAGATCATGCGCTGCAAGTTCTGCGATGGGCACATGGACGACGAGAACAGCCATCGGCCAACCTGTCCATACAACAGCGGGCGCATCGTAGAGATGGCTGCTGAGCTAGCTAGCTTTGGCTTTAACGTCAAGCTGCACCAGGGTCAGATCAGCATTGCTGGACAGCTCATCAATCCCGTAAGAGCACACATGGCTCTGGAAGTCCTAAACGGTAAATAGTAGGAACTGAACGAACGAAAGGCTACTAAGGAGGCTGAGCCAAGATGAAAACTTTCCTCATGATTCTCGTCATCGGTGGACTTCTCGGAACTGCTGCGCATTTCGCAGAGACCGGAGATGCGATCAAGGTCATCAGTCGCGACGGAGAGGTGTGCGGCTGCATGTACGACGAAACTGGATTCAAAGGGTGTGATGACTCTGGAGACGTGGAATACGTCGTCATCGAAGCATCCACCTGCAACTGAAATCATAAGACCTAGATCAGTTCCACTGGGGACTGGCTAGGCTGATCACTTCAGGTCCTTCGGCCCCGACCTGGCGTCTTCGGACAACAACTAAACTGGGCTAGGCTTGGGAACAGGTCCAACCCCTGTTCTCAGGCTTAATTCTAACCAACAGACAAGAGAGACAAGTCATGACCAAGGCTGAGAAGAAAATCTGGAACATCATCAAGAACGCAGGTACGGGCGTGGCAGTCGGAACTGGTGTAACGATCTACTGGGCAGCAGCTGCCTTGGTCGCACCAATCGCTTACCCCGTGCACAGTGCCCTCATGGGCCTGGCAATCAGTAAGGCAAACGAATGCCACAGCCTCGAGACCGCTGCCCTGACGGTCAGCGGCTTCGGACTGGGACTGGTCCTCATTCCGGCTGCTCCGATCAACTTCCTGTGCTCTCCGGTGGCAATCCCTCTGGGTGCCGCAATGGGTGGACTCGTCGGACACGTCGAGAATCAGAAGGAGAAGAAGTAGCCATGAGTGCACTCAAGACCTCAACGATCCTCATCACTGTCTTCGCCGCCCTGATGCTCTTCGTCCTGGCATTCAGCTCAGGCAAGGGAATCGTCGCCCTCGGAGACTACGAGCATGCTGTAGCCTTCTGTGGGTGTGAGATCGATCACGTCGTGTTCCAGCCTGGTGAGGCTAGCGTCAAGTATGACGCAACGCATGACATCACCTACGTGATCAACAAGGGTCACGAGATGGACGTGGCGGTCATCGACCTGATGGCCAAAGCAGAGCACGAGTGCAAGAAACTCGAGGAGGAGAAGTGATGAGCGAAGAAACCAAACAAGCAGAGAACACAGCTAAGTTCGGGGAAGTCCTGGCCACCTCAGCGCGAGTTGCTGGTAAGGGCACCCTGTTCGGCCTGGTATGGACGGCCAAGCAGGTAGCCAGTGGTGCCAAAGCGACCGGCCGGGTGTTCGCCGAGGAGTGGAAGCGCCAGAAGGAGTCCAGATGATGGACGAGGAGAGCAAACCCAGCCGCTTCACCCGCGCATCCAGACGTGAGTTGGACGCAGTGATGCGTCTCTACTACGTCAGCAAGGAGAAAGACCTCGACAGTGACGAGGTGCGTCGCTGTCTGTTTTGGGTCGACGCGTGGGAGATGGCAGCCGACAAGTACGACTCTCAAACTTAACGACACAGCAGGATCTGCCTCCTTTCCTGCAAGGGGAGCCTGGGAATTCGCCTGGGCTCCCCTTTCTTTTGTTTTCCTTTAAAAACGGGCAGTTTCTTTACTTTCTAGCCAATAAAGTGTCGTTTTCCTAGTACATAGAATAAAGGGGAAACAAACCCCCGAGCGAAGCGAGGGCTCTTTCTGTCTTCAGCAGAAAGAGGAACCCCCCGAAGGGGGGAATAGTCTCCTCAAGTTGATACCACATTCCAGCAATAGCTGGAAAGTAAGCCAGAGTCGAGGAGAACAAGAGGAGGACCTCTGGCCTAATATACGCCTTAATACCCCACGAGTGAGACTAACTAACCAGTTATGTCGAAGGAGGGGTAGCTATCTAAAGTGTGGTTCCACAACCGTGGAGCCAGACTAAATAAGCTAAGTCAGTTCACTAAAATAATACAAGTCAAGCTCACTAATATAGTATGTAAGTGGTTCTTTATTCTATGTACTCTGTTGAATACAGGGTGCAAAAGGACCGCCCGCGCCTGCCACAAATACTTACTCCGTAACTGGTCTCTTCCCCTTTTTAAGGGGTGATCAGCTCCACGAGATGACCAAATCTCCGTGGAGATGGAGAGGGTTCAAAACTCAGTCGGAGAAAACCTCCAGGAGGCAAAGATGTTCTACTACAGCAAGTACTGGGGAACCTGGTCTCGCGTGCTCACACGCTCCCACAACGATTGGGAGACCGTGGAAGTCAACATTACTCCCATCAATGCTAGCTTCGAAGATACCAGCTGGGACAAGATCAAGCAGTGCTGGATCAGAGTGCACTGTACTACCCCAACGTCTGCTGACACCAAAAGCCTTCCCGCCGAGCAAGAAGAAATGCTCGTTGCTCAGGTAGGTAAGGAAGTCGCTGACTTCCTGATGCATGGCGACATCCTCAGCCTCATCGACTTCAAAAAGTACAACAAACACAAGAACGGTGGCTGTCCTCTCAGCCTGTGCAGAAAGGGCTAGCCATGGAAAAGACTGACCTCATTTGTCCCGAGTGCGGGGAAACCCTCACTTCCTTTGTCTGTCCCTTCTGTGATCCAGAAGTCCACATGGACATGGCCATCGACGAGTTCGAGGCCAACAAGGAGTCAGAGATGAAGACCATCGAAATGCTTCCGTTCTGCCCGAATCTCTGCCCTGCTCTCACTGATGAGCAGCGCGAGACTTACATGAACAGCGCACTCAACATGCTCAATGACCCGACCACTGACTGGTCCAACCACATTGTGGACAAGGGCCACTGCCTCGTCGTCAAGGTCCCCTGCCGCCTGGGCGATGAGATCCCGGCTACCGTGATCGAGCTACAGCCCTGGATGACGCCGTACATCGTCTGGGAGTACGAGGCTCGTCCCATCGAGGAGACCAACGAGTACCCGTACCCTACGCGGCATCTTCCCAAGTCCGTGTTCGACAAGGCTGGGGTCCCGCAGTGGACCAATGCCAGCTACATGCACATCATCCTCTACTCTCGCGAGCAGCTCAAGCAAGAGAAGATGGAGATCAGTGCCGATTACGGCATGGTCACCATCAATGCCGAGGAGGGGCTCGAAGAGACACCTATGGCTCCGCATTCTCTCATCCGCAACGTCGATACCAAGTACGGCGGCAACGGTGAGTGGGAGTTCAACCACGACGAGCTGGCTGAGAGCTTCAGATTCTACTCTCGTCACATCAGGGTCAAGTAGGAGGCAAGCCATGATCAGACGTACTGTCGTAGAGGTAGACCTTGCCAAGATGCTCAGCATGATGCCTGAGCGTGAGGTCAAGGACCTCATGAGGCTCTGCAAGTACAGGCTGGCCAAGGCCCAAGGATTCCACGCACTCAACGATGAAGAGAAGCAGATGGTCAACCAGAATCGCAATATCTGGGCCATCAAATCTCTCCGTTCACGGCTAGGCCTTGGACTCAAGGAAGCCAAGGAATGCGTCGAGTACTACATCTACAACAAGGACGTCTAACATGTCAGTAGACATTCTCAGTAGTATCCAGGCTCAGATGCAGTATGACTGCTGCGAAGATGCCAGCAAGTGCTGGTGTCGAGGTAGTGGCTGGGTAGTTAGTGACTGGGACTCTTTGCACAAGTGTCCTTACCACTACGAAGGCCAGCCAAACAACGAAGACCCAGACTGGGCATGGGACCTCTGGCAAGACAACATGCATGGAAACGCTCAGTTCATGCTGATTCAGGAGGAATGGGGCGAGTACGAGAAAACATGGGAAAACCATGTCAATCGGCTCGGATGGCTCGAGGAAGACCTTCCTTTCTAACACCCACAAGGGGGCAAACGTGAGTGACTACGACAATTGGAAGAACGGCTTGACAGACATGTTCGGCTCCCCCCGAGAAGAAGGCGAGGGGGAAGAGGAGCAGGACAACGAGTGTCCTTGCGGCTGCGGCATCGACTACCAAGAAGAGCCTGAGCGCTACAAAGAGGAGCACAAGAGCCTCTCTGAGGAGCTGTTCGGTAAGAAGGAGTCAGAGCTGGACGACTGGGAGTACCAGGAGTACATGCAACAGCTAGACATGCTGGACGAGGGACTGTCATGACCATCAGCGAAATCTACGACACTGCCGAGAAGCTGAAGGAAGACATCGCATACATCACCAATATGATGGATGAGGTGGCAGCCAAGCTCTACAAAGAGAACAACACGCCAGAGCGTTGGATCGAAGGCCTGCGCGAGATGGAGAAGGACCTGCGTAGCTTCCATAAGGACATCGACAACTGGAAAATCGAGAAGATGACCAAGAAGCTCGTCGATGCCATGGCTACTGGCAGGATGGACGAGCGTCGAATGCTCGAAATCTCACAATTCATCAACCAGGAGTAGGTCATGCGAATTCCGTGCAAGACTCCGTGTGGCGAAGCGTTCATCGTGGATGCTGGTACGTACGAAGATGGTACCCCAGCGCTGCGAATCGTGACAGAAGATGACCCCACACCGTGGTGTACTCTCACTGTCTGCATGAACCTGCCCAACAACAGCAAGCTCCCTCCAGGCCATTACATCGTGAAGACCTGGAGTGAGAACGCCGAGACAGCAAACATGCTGCTCGAGCAAGGCATCTTCACCGACACTGGCCACAGGGTGGTCAATGGATACGTGGAGGCAGAGATCTGGATGCTCAATCAGTGAGGCCAACGCAGTAGCGGAACTGCTTGCCGATAAAGGCTAGTCGCGGTACCGCTGCAGGAAAGCTACTGCTTAGGAAGTCTGGCCGGCCAGCCAGGCGACAGGACGAGCAGCAAACCAAGGAGATTAGCTTTCCTCTGTTCTTTAAACAATGGAACGATCATGCCTAGAGTGGGTTTACCCGTTGATTCCATCCATGGAGACTCTAGAAACACATCGAGCCACACTGGAACAAAGGAACAGGATGCAACGATCCGCTTACAGGGTCACAGCTTCCAGCCAATCTCCGCTGCAACTCCTGCCTTAATGCAACCAAGGAGAGACTGACAGACGCGAACTGTCAGTGTAGATAGGAGGAGGGGAGACGAGTTTCATACCAAAGCTCCTCTCCTCCTATCGAACAACGAGGCGTTTCTGTACGCCTACAACCTTGACGGTGGCAAGTCCGTGTAAATGCAGAGCCCGGAGAAAACACATGAGCAAACTCTACGCCTGGACCACCTCTGAGATTCTCGCCAAGCTCTGCGAGGTAGAGGACTCAGAGCCTATCTCTACGCTCGATTACGAGCGTGGCTGGAGACATGCCTGCAAGGAGATGCGTAGGCTCATTGAGGAAGAACCTGACCGTATCTACATGTTGAATAATGGATTCGACAAGGTAGAAGTCTAATGCGTCTCAAGCCAGTCGAGTACAAGAGCCTGGAAGATTTCTTTGAAGCTAGGCCACGCATTGCTCGTGAGTCAATGTCCCTCCACCAACTTCTAGGTGGTGAGAAGGCTAGCTGGCCATTCTCCCATGCTTGGGAGGAAGACCATGAGCCTATTACCTCTTTCTTTATTGTCTTCTCTAATCCTGAAGACGATCAGGACTTTGCCGAGATTGAGGTCCATATAGACCTTGAACTTGGACTCACTCAGTGCATGTACACCATTGCAAGGAGGCAATGACATGGACCCCAAGAAGCACTACGCTGGCATTGGTTCTCGTCAAACCCCCAAAGATATCCTAGGAGTCATGAAGCGCCTGGCTACCAAGCTAGCCGAGGATGGCTGGACTCTGCGCTCTGGTGGAGCAGAGGGTGCCGACAAGGCATTCCAGGCTGGTGCTGATCCTCACAAAACCATCGTCTTCCGTCCCAAACACGCGATGCTCAACCACCTGCAGCACGCGTCGATGTTCCATCCTGCATGGGACAAGTGCAGTGATTACGCCAAGAAGTTGCATGGTCGCAACAGCATGATCATCTTAGGTGTGGGACTGGACGAGCCTGTGAAATTCGTTGTGTGTTGGACTCCTGGGGCACAGCTCAAGGGAGGCACAGCACAAGGGATGCGCATTGCTCAACGACACGACATCCCCATCTACAACCTGGCCAATCCTCAGCACCTAGCTAGGATCAAGGCCTACCTCCGAGGAGAAAAGCTCAGATGAGATTCATGCTCTGTCGGCTCTGTAACAGACTCATCGACACAGACCTCGAACCTCATTCGAAACAAGACAACAAGTGGTACCACACCAAGTGCACGGAGGTGCGAGATGCGCGACTCGCTGCAGATAAGGATCAACAGGCTCAGGATGGATCTCAAGATCCTCGAGAGCATGCTCACACATGACACTGATGCAGTAAGCTTCTCTGAAGCACGTCGGCTAGCAATCAGCCGAGTGAGACAAGCACAGAAGCTGCGCAAGAAAATCAAGGAGCTGGAACAATGTGCGGGACGCTGAAACTCGAGAAGTTCAAGAGCAAGATCGGCGAGCCTGTCGTGGTCATCGGGACCAAGGGACAGGGCTCTGCCACCTGGTCTGGCTTCGCAAAGCGCAGCCGACTGGACTTCTGGAAGCGCCGTGGTGAGACCAAGAACGTAGCCATCCGTGCCTCCTCGTTCATCGAGGGCAAGGTTGAGTTCAAGGTTCCTGGTGGACTCATGAAGGGTGTTGGTCTCAAGCGTAACGTCATGGTCGGTGGCCGACTCGTTGGTCCCCGCAATACCGTCAAGCTGGTAACCAGACCTCCCAAGAGCGACTTCGAGAAGCGGATTCACGACCGCTGGCCAGTCGTCAAGCGCCAGGATGGCATGGATCATATCTTCACTGAGAATGATGTGATCATCCAGGATTCACCTCAGGGAGATCTATTTGGGGGTTAGTCATGGAGTTCAAGATTGATATCCAAAAGCTCCAAGACTGTGACCTACCACGGTACAAGGAACATCTTCTAGACCTGATCATCCAAGTCCATGCTACTGAGGCCTTCAGATCAGCAGTAATGGACAAGATTGATGAGGTCAACGAGGAAATCAAACGGAGGAAAGAATGTTGCTCAAAGCCAAGGATTTTGCTATCAGTACCGCTCGTGCAGCGCTCCCGTTCATCGTAGCAGTCACCGCGTTCTTCCTGATGGCTATCTTTGTCATCAGGTTGTGCAACGTCTCGGCCAATCCTGCTGGCTATGGCATCATTGGCCTGTCAGGCTATGAGCACGCGGTGGTGATCTGCGGAGAAGAGTTCACTGTCAACGAGGGCCACATGAAGGATCCTCAAGTACAGACGCTTCGCAAACTGGCAGTTGAGAAATGCCCCAACGGGGCTACTGATGTTCCTGCCCCAACCGAGAGGTAAAGTCATGATCAAGGCAGATCTCATTCAGGAAGTAATAAAGGTATCTGGTGTTGAACGTCGCCTCACACGACTCATTCATAACCAGTTCCTCAATCTACCTGGTGGACAGCAGGTAATCAAGCAAGGCAAGACCAAGTTACCTCAGCTGCTGGAAGCAGTTGCTGATCGGTACGACAAGTGGTACACCGAAGACATGCTGATAGCCTGTCTGAAGTTCTACTCGACAGAGGTAGGACAACAAGTAATCGAGGCTCAAGAAGGCTTCGAGTCCGATCTCAGCGAGCTCGTCCAAGCGTGGGTAGCTACGGCAATGGGCGACGCAGTGAGAAACGTCTTCTGAAAACACACCATTGTGATGGCAAGAAAAAGGGCTTAGAGTCCGAAATCTTGTCATCATAGTGGTGTAAGGAGAGATCGATGAAAGAGCTTCGTGGCCATCTGCTTCAGCCTGAGACCTATGGATTCGTCCCTGACGCTATCTGTATCACCACCAATGGCT